ACTATCACGTAACCTGACCGCGGTTGTAAGAGCTGTGCCAGAATCACCTCCACCAAACTGGGAATATAATTCTACAAAATTTTCATTTATTTTAGTACCGGCGTTACGGAGCGTATCACCTGTTCCGTCATTTGCGGTTGAGCCGGTATTAATTACTTGCCTTGCCATGGGGGTTCCTCAATTTACTTAAAAGTATTTATATCAGTTTTAATAAGTACCAATAGAATCATACCAGTCTTGATCTAATGTTTGTTGTCTTCTTACCGTATCCATTGTCACACTGTGGCCGTCAGAATCAGTATCATCAAATGTTGGCAGTGATGGTGACAATGCTGTAAGAATACTTGGATAGCTATTCAGTTCGCTTAGGTTCATATCGGAATCAATTGGCAGTAGATCAATGCGATAAGTTTCGTTGCCGCTATCAATCAAGCCAGTCACATCAGCAGATGGTTGAGCTGTGAGGTCAAACAGAGCTTCACCTGTAGTGACAACCGCAGTAGACACAGTTCTCGCTATTTCTGGCATAAGTGTGTCGATCCCAGCGGCGTTTGTGGAGGCAATCTGCACCTGTCCACCTAAATACATGCCAGCTGGATGCACAAATAATTTATATGTTTCTCGCCATGTATCAATAGGAATATCAGACTTAATTAGGATTGATAAGACTTGATATAGTTTATTATCTGTCAAAAATCTTTGAGATTCTGCACCAATCTTAGATGCGTTTGATACGATCTGTTGACCAGTATTGTTTGAACTATCTAATGAGTAATCAACACTGGGCCCAACTTTAAATATCTGTTCCTTTGGATATACCACGTCAGGGTCTGAACCAAAGAATGCTCTAAAGAACTGTTGAATACTATAACGAGTGCCCTTAGAACGATAAAGAATATTCGAAAACTTTGAAGCTTCACGTTTGTTTATAAAACCACCAAAGTAAGCTTGACCCAAAAGTATTTCATCTTCAATATATTGTAGGAGTTCAGTATCAACCTGGGTAAGATCCCGAGATCTATACAAATCTCTGATTTTTACATCAGGGTTTCCATTCTGCTCCATCCATTCATAATAGGCTTCAAGTAAAGTAATAATATTAGAATACTCTTCAATGAAGTATTCTGGTAATACCGCGGTAACTTCAGACCTCTGAAGATTTAAATCGCGTCTATTATTGTCTCGGAGTGTTTTATCTACCTGTGTCATTAATCATTCGCTGTTGTAGTTATTACATTGGCAGCTGACACATCGGCATCGTAAACTAACAAATTATTTCGAACGGGAACAATAGAACTTTGATTTGCTGGTACAACAGAAAGCTTAATAAAGTTTACAGAACCTACAATTGATGTTGGAGTAAAATAAGTTAGTGTAATAACACCAGTATTTGCATTGTATAAACCAATATTATCAACTAATACTGTATTCGTTTCGTTTGCTACAATTTGTAAGCGGGTGCTATTCAAAGCATTTTGAATTCTAGCTGTAGTTCCTTCATATACAAACGATGAGCTTGTAACTCTTAGATTCACGTCATCAGGAGCTGCAATAGCAGCTGGGAATCTCAAGTTAAAAGTGCTAGTATTAGCTAAGTTGCTAATTGTAGTACGTATAGCTGTATATGATGAAGTAGAATAATTAGCAATTAAAGAAGCTGCAGTATTAAAGTTATTTTCATTAATTAGTCTAATAGCTTCGTTTAACTGTGCATCAGGAATAGTAAAGTTAGTTAATATTTGAATTGAGCTAGAAATTGCTGGAGCCGTTGGAACAAATCTCTGTTGCATTTTCACTTCAGCTCTTGATGATAGAACAGCTGGATTTGATTCATCAATAAGAGTAAGAAGATTTGAGCGTCTAAATGACTGATCAAAACCACCGGTGTTATCAGTAAAGTATTTATTAATAATTTCTAACACGTTAGACTGTACAGTGTTAACAGTTAACGAAGTAAGCTTAGGATTAAAATCAAAAAAGCTTTGCACTTCAACGTAAGTTGTAACAGGATCAGCAAATCTCAATCTAAAGGAGATAATAGCAAGGTCTTCACTGAGCTGTGTAATTCCTAGTTTAGTATCAGCTTGCGTTAAGGCTGTAACATCATTTTCAAACAAAATTGAAACATAAACGGCACCAAACTCTGGATCTAAATTATCTTCACCACCCCAAGCTTTAATATCTTTAATGAGTGTAGAGTAGTTGCGTAAAATCAGTGATGAGTAGTCGGCTGCCGTAACCATTCTATTTTGTGTGGCATACTGAAACGGTGCGTTCTTACGGATTGATTCAATCGTTTCTTTTGTATCCCCGCCAACAGAACTTGTTACAGTTGTTATAGTAATTGGTGCAGCTGTAATGCCTCCACCTGTAAAATCATTTGCTGCCGAAAATACCGTAGCGCCATTCGCTGGTTCACCTTTAGTTGAAAGATAAAGAACTTCAATTTTTGAACCAGCCTGTGGAGCAACACCAAATGTTTCACCATCACCAAAAGATAATTCAAAGTAGCCATTAGGCGCTTCTTTTAAAATAAAGATTGTTGATTGTGCATTGATGGTTGTAGCATTAATAATATTAGTGTATACTGAGAATGTAGAACTTGTAGTGCTTTCATACACTCTTACTGTAACTGTATCAGCATCGATATTATTATCAGGAATTACATATGTAGGATTGTCTTCATATTCGCCCACAAGAAATGTTTTAGTTTTTTGTGTGCCTTCATAAATTGGCAGTTCGTTAGAACCACTGGAATTTATAAATTCATAAAAACCTGTACCATCATCAGTTGCATAATAATCTTCGATAGTTTGGAAAGTATAGTTTACATCATCGACAGATGTGGTAAACGTAGTTCTTGCAGGAAGTTGCAACACAGCTGCACGGCCAGCTACTGATGAAGACAAATTAATGTTTACAACAGCCTGAGAAGCTGTATCAGTATCAGGAATATATCCAATACCTTCAGCCAATGACACAACAGAACTTCTCAATTGAGCAGTACTTAAATACGATTCATTCAAAGCAAAGTTGGCAATCAATGAGTTAAAATGTGTGTTGTATGCCAACACATCAAGGATGTTTGAAAGACCTGAAGCTTCAAAGTTGTAGTCCCTAAACTCCTCTTTAGCGGCTAAATAGGTCTTTAGATTATTTTTAATGTTATTAAAATCTAAAGCTGTTGAACTAATTGTTGTTGCCATTTTATCTCAACCTTGATATAACTGTTGTAAACACTACAATTTCTTTAGTGTTTATGACTTGGAATTCTAAAGTAACGTCTAAACTATTTTCGTCCGGTCTTATATTAACATCTATTTTAAGTATTTTTGCTCTGGGCTCATACACCTGTATAGCTCTAATAATATTAGCTTTGATATCACTTTTAATATCGCTATAAGCTAACTCAAATAAAAACTCTCTGATATTAGCACCAAACCGTGGCTGAAAAGGTTTTTCAAAATGATTTGTTTGTATTAGATTCTTTACAGCTTGTTTTACTGCAGCTGCATCTCTCTTTTTATAGATCTCACCATTTGGTTTTGCAGTAAATGTTAAATCAATATCAGAATAAAGTCGACTCCTACTAGTAATAATACTACTAGTATTTAGACTACCGTCTTCTTTTGATAGAACTCTTGTTGTTGCCATGACTCAAATCTTTTTCTTTTATTTATATCAACGATTCTCGATATAACTATTCCAATAATTATTAAATGATTTACCAGCCCAGCGTGAATCACCAATTTCCGTGTAGTCCCAGGCATTATAAGCACCTGCTACACCTGCAAGACTTGTCGGCCTTGTATCAACGTGCAAAATAGTATTTCCTAATCCGAATCCTTTAAACCCAGCCTTTATTGCAGCATCAACCAGTTTAATTTTTTGGCCGTCTGTTAGTCCTCTAATACTAATATCAAGCGCTCTACCAAAATAGTGCTGTGATTTTACTTTACCATCCCTTGAAGATCCTTGCTTAACCAATGCGTCATTAATAATCAATGGGCCTTCATAAAAATCTTGCATCCTAGCATATTCATTATTTAATAGATTTTGTAATGTTTCTAAAGCTCCGGGTTTCATTAATGGACTTGTTCCTGCTAAAGTATCAACAATGGGTTTATTTGTTGGGCTTAGATTAAGTCCGTATCTACCACCAATACCTGCTGGTAACTCTACTTTAGTTGTAGATTGTTGAGCTGTATTAGGCGTTGTGAGACATTCTACTAGTTCACCCTGTGACAGTTTCTTACCATTGAAGTGTGTTTCAACTGTTCTGTTAAAGTTAGCACTCCAGTTTTCACCAATTTCTGGCATGATAATAATAAGTTGAGCATCCAGTTCTTTATCGACGTCATATGTGTCGTAAGAAAGAATCATCTTATCAAAGAGTAAAGTGTCTTTCCAGTATTCTGCCAAATCAAACAATGCAACTGGATCTGATTGGCCATCATTATCAATCAAATCATATACGACTGCTTCACCTTTAAGCTTTTGCATGTTTAAACCAGATGCAGTTTCTGACGGACCAGGTCTGTAAACACCTTCTTGTACAATAAGTCTGTAGTTAGCAAAGGCAGCTTTATTCATTGCAATAGATCGAATCAACTCAGCTTGCATATAAAGCTGGCGACCTAATTGTCTTAACTGTAATTCATCTTTGATAAACGTAAGATTCGTTGGATGGCCTGTAGAACCTAAGAACTTAGCAATCGATACACCAGGTGAAAGTTTAGTTGATGACGTAATAGATAGTGCAAAGTCAGGGTTATATAATGGATCGGGAAGGATACTAGCAGTTAAGTTAGTTGCCAAGAAAGGATCTGCATTCGTAGAGATTTTTACATTACCAAATTTAATCTGACCAAACTTAGGAGTACTATTAGCACTTACAACTCTACCAATTCCTGGAGGTGCAACTTTAATATAATTTTCTGATAACACACCTTCAGCTACAGCTTGTGTCGTAAAGTCAGTAACATTTGCATTATTAGGATCTCTCAAACGTGAGCGTACCAGACCAGTTGTAAGATTTAAATCAGACAAGCCGCCATATACATCTGTTTTATTGATGTTCTTTTTAATAAAATCGCCATCATCAATCGATACAGTTTTAACGCCGTTATTAGAGTTATTTAAATATGCTGTAAGTAAATCGTCTGTTGGTAATGCCGTAGCTGTTGTATCAAAGGTAGCATCTTCAGCTGCAGTATTAGTGATAGAGCCCCGTGAACCAACATTTGGGGAATAACCCGGGCCCGCGCCGTCGGCATATGATTGGTGTAATGATGTAGCGGCAATGTTTGCAGTACCAGCTAAATCACCTTCAAATGTGTCAGCAAACATTCTTATAGCATTAACGGTTTTTGTCGCTGTTACTGTTTTTGTATTTACTGTCTCGGTTGCCCAAATGCTATGACCTGTGTACATATTATAATTGTACATAATTATATCTTCACCACCAATTGTACCTTGGGCACCAAATATAGAAAGATTTGTAGCAGCTTGGTTAAGATCGGGTGTAGAAATATTAATCTTTTCTTCTGATGTAAAGGTGCTTAAACCACTAGACACGTAGTTTGCTGGCCCATCAACGTTATTGCTATAAGTACCTTTTACATTATTAGACAAACCAGCAAGTGAAGTGTTTACAACTTGGCCTGCAGATGTACGTGAAGTACCTTGGCCCACAGTCTCACCTAATGATGCACCAACTTTAGTTCTATGCGAACTGGCTACATTCATATTATAGTTGCCATTAGCTTTAACATTAAAGTCTGCACATTCGATATTAAAGTCACCAGTCACTTTAAGGTTTAAGTTACCTTTATAAACTAAGTTGCCTTCACCTTCTACAACTACAGTATGATCGTCAGCCGTCAACTCAACTTTATTCTTTGTTGATGTAACTAAGACTGTACCATCACTTCTTAATTCTACACCAGAGCCAGTTCTATGTTTAATCAGAATTCGTTCATTACCAGGTGTATCATCAACTTCGATGACATGACCTGATACCGACTCTGATACCTGGTTGTGTGGATACTGGGATGCTGCTTGTGGAGCTAAACCTAAAGATACACCAAGGTCACCACCGCCAGTATAAAGCTCATTGCGTGCTGCACCAGTTGCAGCAAAGTTTAAGTTAGAGCTGTAAAAGTATTCAGATCTTGGATACTGTCCTGTAGGCTCTTCACTATTGTCTGGGCTTACACCTTGTGATTGCGTAGTACCTTCAGATACAGCTAAACTTTCATCTAAATTTTGGTTGTTTGTAGTCATATTATACCTTCACTTTAATGAGCTCGGCTCTTGTATAAGGAGCTTGGTCTGATGGATTATCATATACAGATTTTTTGCCAAACAGTCTTTCCATTTCACTTATTACATCAAACCCTGGATCTCTTTGTGTTCTATCAATGTCGTTATGGCCAAGGATTTGGATACCTGGTCTTGCTATATATGAGGCAATACAGAACTGCTGAAACGTTGCAATCTGTTTGCTAGTCAATGACTCAGCTGACAAAAATCTTTTAGGGTTTGCAGTTTCTGTGGGTGCGTTGATACCACCAACAAATGCAATTTGTATAGAGTATTTTTCATGACCGTTATTTAGTGAACCACCTGCATAGGATGTAGGTCTGCCTCTTTGTAACGATCCGTCTTTTCTTATAATATAATGATATGGTATTGAGTCATCAGCTCTACTCATAATACTTTGAATATCACCAGCATCCACGTCTTGGTTATTAAAATGTTCTGTCCAATGCACAACAACTTCTGTAATTTCTCTTGTAACACTTTTTAAATCAACTTCTAATTCTTCCATAGAAGAAACATAACTAAATTTGTGATTGCTTGGTGTACTAGCAAAGTCCCAAGTTTTAATACCGGTGTCGATGTTATTTGCAATTGTTGGAATATTACCTGAAGCCGTAGCAGTGTTGCTACTTGCTCTGTTATCTATACTACGTAAACTATCTCTAAGTTCACCTCTCGACAAATCAGAATATTTCTCTAAGAAATCTACAGCTTGATTGATTTTTGTTTCTGTGCCTTCACTCACAAGACCAAGAACAAAACTCATATCTGATTCGGGTAATGTGATTCTAACACCATCTAATACTGACAAAGATCCTACTATGCTTTTACCGTTACCTGTTAAGCTTTCTGAAACGTTTTCAATTATTGAACCAAAACCTTTATTTAACTGGTTATTAATTCCTGTAACAACATTTGCAAACCCGCCAAGTAAATTAGATCTGAATTTATTAAAGCTAGCAAATACATCAGTAACAGAAGATATAATAGGTGTTAACATCTCATTAATGCTCACTTCAAACAACTCAAATTGTTTTGCTTGTAAGTTTTGCATATCGCCTAAAACAGTACGTAATTGATTTGTAGAAGCATTTGTAGCCTTTTTAGTGGCAAAGGCAATTGCTTCTGGTTCTGATGAAGTAATAACAACTTTGTTATCACCATTTGCTACACTTCCGCCAGTAATTGCATTTAAATCAGTTCTACCATCACCAACCTCAATTACTAGTTTATTTTTTAGACCAGGTATATTTTTAGTTAATTGTGTGACAGCAAATGCCCCGATAAGTTGTTCAGGCCTAGAGTTCGGAATACTGTCTATTACATCATCAGCACTTTGTGACAGCGCTTGAAACCCTGCCACAATATTTAATGCCGTGCCTAACTTACTCGTTTTTGATACAATGTTTTGTTGAAAAGCAGTTGAAGCTCTACTAATAGCCGTTTCAATCCCAGCATTTTGTTCAATTCTCTTTAACTTTTTTTCAATGTCAATAGGCTGAAATGTCATTACCCTGCCCCCGCACTTGTAATGTAATTATCTGTAAATTGGTTATAAGCAGTCGTTGCAAAGCCTTCTCTCTTTTTTATTAGAGTAGGAGTAATTAAAGGATTTTCGTAATATCTTAAGAATATCCATGTCGCGTTTTTATTATCCTTACCACCAGTAAACTTAGTTGCGTTTTTAAGCAATGCATTTTGGAAGTACGAATAATTCTCTAACTCATATTTTACAAATTGTAATTGTACACTAAATTTACGCCAATCGCTACTTAATCTGTTTGCGGCAAATTCTTTTAATTCTTGCAATCTTCCTACATCAGGATTCCATTGCGCAATACCCTGGGATGATTCGTTTTCAGATGTAGAAACAACAGTAGTATTAAAGTTTGACTCACCTTCTAAGTTTCCTACAATACCTGCAGCTTGAGCAGGTGTGTAACCATTATCAGTAAAGAATATCATAGCACCAAGTCTTCGTTGAGCTATAGTATAGTTATCATCTAAATCCAAATTCTTAATATCGTTACGGATGATTGCACCATCAACGCCACTATTGGCACCTAAGTTTAGGTTGGGAGAATTCTGGTTTAAAGCACCTCTTCTCTTTTGCTGAAGTGTTGGACTTTCTTCTTGATTTAAGTGGCCGATAACTAATGGTAACTGCGAGGTTTTACCATCTAAAAATATACCAAATACTAAAGCACCAGGTAATAGCTTTGGTATTTTGCCAATGCCAGATGTGCCACCTTCAGTTGTAGGTAATACTGTAGATGCCCACGGTAACGATGATTGTAGAATCTCTTGCTGATCAGTAGAGTGTATACCACGTATCTGCACTTGCACGCGGCCTAGTCTATCAGGATCCATGTTATCAATAACACGTGCAATAAACCATCTAAAGTTATCGCCATAAAAATTGTTCTCTAGCATATTCATTACGAGGACCTTCTATTAGCAATTCGTGCACAAGTAATCTGTACAGTATGGCTTACATCTGTAATATTAAACACGTGCTTTTTAGCCAACATTATATAATCCCCAGACTTTTTATTGTCAACAGGATTAGTAGTTTCGTCTACAATTTCGTTCTTATAGACAACTAAACTAATTTGGCTACCTACAGAAGTTGTCACATCTCTTGTAAGAAACTTAAGACCTGGTACAATTATATTTACTGTATTTTTAAGTAACAATTGCTCAATAGCGTATTTAAACATTTTGAGCTTATATGCATTAGGATCTGTTTCAAAAGTCCAGTTAGAAATATCTTGTTGATATGGAAATGTTTTCCCGCCACCAATTTGTGAAAACTTTCTGGAAGAAAACTGACTTAGCTTACGTTGATCCGTGCCAGAAGGATCTGCTACAAAGATATTATCAAGCAGCACATTGTCTTGATCAGGTGGTAATACGCTGGCATTAAGTAATTGTCTGTATACTTTATTTACATCATGATCGTATGCTATTTCATTACCATCTGTCATGTTAGTGGTAGTAAAATCAGAACCAAGTGCGCCAAGCTCAGACAGTAATAGGGTGTCTTCTTGGTTATCAGATTCTAATTGATAAATTGATCTAGCTTGTAATAATACTGAGTTTTCTTTATCGTTTGCCACAGACTGATCGTATTGAAATGGTTCAGCTCTGTTAAAAGGAGTCCTACCCAGTATTGTATCTAAATCAGCTAATATCATATCGTTAGTGTATAAAGAAGAATATAAGAAATAAGGACTACCATTTTCTGTAGTCATCTTATCCAATGCCATCTTGGTTGCTTGAAATGGATTCAAATATGGAACAATTAATCTAAACTTAGTTTGGTAAGAAGTTTTATGTGTTTTAATTTTATTGTAAAGTGATCTACCAAACTTGTCATTAATAATTTTCCTAATGATTTCTTCACCACGGCCGTCATATGATTTACTAAAGTTTTGCACATTGTTGTAGAAGCCAATATCTTCTATCAAGTTAAACAATAGCATTGCAGTTTTATCGTTTGACTTGTGGATCTTTTCAATGCGATACATTACAAACGTTTTAGAGATTGTAGGAGCGCCTTGGACAGGCATAGACAGCTCAACAGTGAGTCTTTCTGTGCCTTGGAAGTCTACAGCCGAAAACAAGTTATTATCATCGAGAATTAGAATAGAGCCAGTTAAATATGGCATATTAATGTTTTCAAAGATGTTGAGTTCTACTGCAACATGCTTAATATCAATCGATTGTTTTATTCTCTCAGATGTAATAAAGATTCCATCAATAGAAAAGTCTTCTGCTGATTGTACTTCTTTAACCATTTTGTTCTCTTAATAACTTTTGGAATTCATTAAATACTTGAGCAGCAACTCCTGGTTTAAGTACTCTAATTTTCTTTAATTCTTCATTTTGACGCTCTAATCTATCTAAATGTGTAATAGGAGTAAATGCTCCAACAGACAAATTAAATGGATCAACATCTACCCATTCACTAGATGAATTTTCATAGTGATGAACTGCATCATACTGATTAGCAACTCCATCAACCGTAACGGTTTTTAGATCAGACGGATTAAAGTTTCTCCAATCGGTAATACCTGGAACAGAAATTAATTGATTTGTATTAAAAGTTGAACTAGATAAAACTGCAGTTGCTGTAGCAGTTGTACCTGTATTGCCAAATGGTACCCAATCAGGATATGTCAAGTAATCTTCTAAAATATTTTGTCTTATAGCAGTTCTAATTCTTTGCCTAGTATCAACGTTAACACTCTGAGCATTGTTGTTAAAGTCGCGAATCAAGTTTGCGTCATTAAGGTTTATTGAACCATTTCTATCAACATCGCCTCTTTTAAACCCATTGAAAGTTTCAGTCAAAAAGTCGTAGTAAACACCAGTTGTTAATGTCCCATCAACTATTGCTTCTAGCTTGGTAGCCACTTCCTCATAATCAATAATTAATGGTTTCCCAATTACTACTGTAGGTTTATGTTCATACCCAGAGCCACCACTGATAACAGATATGGAGCTAATAGACCCATCTGTAATTTGAGCAGAAACTAAAGCAGTGACAATCGCTTCTTCATGTCTGTCACCATGCTCATCAAATATAGAAACATCGGGAATTTGCGTATAACCAGCGCCGGCATTATTAACTGTAACAGACCTGACTTCTATAATAGGTTTAACAACTATTTGGCCAAGGTCAAGGTTTCTTTCTATCACTCGACCAATTGAAGATGGGTTTGATGTTGATCCCTGAATAACAATATCACCTTTGTACATCCTGTCGTGTATAGCATCAGATGTAGTAATAACTTTATTAGGATAATATTCACGGGAACGCGTTTGTATTTCTTGGAATGTTAATGGCCAACCCTGCCTTCTCACCTT